TAGGCTGGGTGTCTGGTTGTGTATTGCTAAAGCTATGCAAGGTAAGAAGTCGTGGTGGGTTGCTCCAACTTATTCTATGGCGCTCGAGGGCTGGAAAGAAATCCGTACTCTTGGTGTTGATTACGGTTGTGAAGTTAAAGAATATGAAAAGACTTTATACACCCCAACAGGTGGTCAAGTTACTGTTCGTTCTGCTGATAACCCGTCTAGGCTTCGTGGTGCTGGTCTTGACTTTATCGTTCTTGACGAGTGCGCCTTTATTAAAGAGGACGTCTGGAAAGAAGTTCTACGTCCAACCCTTACCGAACGTCGTGGCGGTGCGTTGTTCATAAGTACGCCTCGTGGTTTTAATTGGTTCTCTAAATTGTTTGACGAAGCTGATACTCTGCCTGATTGGGAACGCTGGCAACTTCCTACTACAACTAATCCATACGTACCTCTTGACGAACTTGAAATTGCTAAAAAAGAAATAGGTAGCTTTCTTTACTCTCAAGAATATGAAGCTCAATTCGTTGAACAATCTGGTGGTCTGTTTAATTCTAATTGGTTTAAGTATTTTAACTTTACGCAAGAACTTCGCTTTGACGAAAACGGTTATGAAAAATGGTTTAAGCAAGTGGAATTTGATAATAAGTCTGTTGATGTATCTGATTTAAAAATAATTACAACTGTTGATTTAGCTACTTCAACAAAAGAATCTGCTGACTATACCGTTGCAACTACGCTTGGCGTAACTCCGTCTAATGAAATCTTGGTGCTTGATGTTGTAAGGCAACGTCTTGAAGCTCCGCAAGTTCTTAAAATGTTAGAAAGTGTTTATGCTCGTTGGGAACCGTCTGTTATTGGTATTGAACGTGCTGGCTTTCAACTTGCCTTTATTCAAATGGCTAGGCAACAAACACAACTTCCTATTCGTGAATTAAAAGCTGATAAAGATAAATACTCTAGGGCGCTTCCTCTATCTGCAAAGCTTGAAGCGGGACAAATCTATTTCGATAAGTCTGCTCAATGGGTTATGGATTTAGAAAAAGAGCTTCTACAATTTCCTGCTGGCGAACACGACGACCAAGTGGATAGTCTTGCTTATGGTGTGCTACAATTAGCAAGAAAAAAAGAATATAGGGCTTACTAATGAACACGTGGAATTGGCTTTGGTTGGGTGGTTCCTTTGGGTGTGTTCAGCTACCCGCCTTAGCCGAGAGGAATTTAATTTATGGCTGATAATAATAGGCGAACTTTAGGCGACATTTTGTTTGGTCGTGCTAACGTTCGGGACGAAAGAAAACGTTTTAACTTCTTTAATGATAACGATTCTATGTATAACAATGTTTCGTTTATTCAGGGCTGGCAAACTCGTGCTGGTTCTTGGGAAGTTGAACAAATGGGTAATGGTGCTTCTAACTCTGCCGTAGTTTCCTGCTTACAAGTTCTCGGTTTATCTTTCTCTGAAGCTACTTTAAAAGTAAATCAATATGACAATGAGGGTGTCGCTCAAGAAATTGCTAACCACCCGCTAACTAAATTAATGCGCCGTCCTAACCCGTATATGTCTGGCGATATTGTCCAACAATATATTATTAACGCTATGCACGTGTCTGGCGACGCTTACTTAATTAAACAAAAGAACCAAGCTGGACAACTTGTTGCCCTCTATCCTCTTATGCCTGAAAATGTTACGCCTAAAGGTAACGACGAAACTTTAATTACTCATTACGAATATGAAACTAACGAAAGCAACGTAATCATTATGCCCAAAGATATGGTACATATTCGTCTTGGTCTTGACCAAACAAATCATAAAAAGGGTTTCGCTCCACTTCGTACCGTGCTTCGTGAAATCTACGGCGACGAATCAGCTGGTCAAATGGCTACGGCTTTGCTTGCAAATTCTGGCGTACCTAATGTCCTTATCACTCCTAAAGACGATTATGGCGTAACTCAAGACGAAGCTGAACAAATTGCTAACGCTTACAAACAAAAAGTAGGCGGGCGTAATAAAGGTATGCCGTTGGTTATGTCTGGTTCTATGGACGTAAAGAAAATGGCGTTTAGTCCTACTGAACTTGATATTGGAACTTTGCGTAGGGTTCCTGAGGAAAGAATTTCCGCCGTACTCGGTGTGCCTGCAATTTTAGCGGGCTTAGGCGCTGGCTTAGAAAGAGCCACATACTCAAATGCAAAAGAGCTTCGTGAATTTTTTACTGAAAATAAATTGATACCGTTATGGAAACAAGTTGGCGAGGAACTTACCCAACAAATTCTTTTACGCGATTTCGATATTGATACTGACAATTACGCTGAATATGATTTCTCTGATGTTCGCGCTCTGCAAACTGACCAAGACGATTTATTTAATAGGCTCAATGTCGGTGTTCAGGGTGGCTGGATAACTATTGCCGAAGCTCGTGAGCAAGCTGGTCTGCCCGTTGAGGATAAGCAATCTGTTTATCTTATGGACGCTAATAAGATTATCGTTCCTGCAAATGATATGGGCGTTGCTTCTGTAAGTGAAGTTGAAGCTTCTGCTCCTGAATCTACTGTTGAATATGACGAACCTGAAATTGAAACTGAGGACGACGAAGCAAAGTCTTTTGAATATAAAGTGGTTAGGGAAATCGACGGCGAGTTCTGTGTTATTGCGGAGGAATCTGGAAAGAATATGGGTTGCTATCCTACTAGGGAACTTGCTGAAGCTAGGCTCGAGCAAATATCTCGTTATGGCGACGGTTCTAAAATTGCCTTAGGCGACGATTTATTTACAACACAAGAGGAAGCTGAAAAACGTGCCGAACAAATTGGTTGCGTTGGCTATCACACCCAAGATGTCGAGGGTAATTCTTATTATATGCCGTGTGCTTCCCACGAGGAATACGAGGAAATAATTGGAAGCGAAACAAGTTAGCGCACAAGTTCGGGAAGCTCTTAAAAAGAAAGTCGATGAACACAATGAAAAGTTTGGCGATAATCCTGCTAAACGTGTAACACTTGGTATGCTTACGGCGGTATTTCGTCGTGGTGTTGGTGCCTACAATACAAACCCTCAAAGCGTTAGACCGTCTGTTAATTCTGCTGACCAATGGGCATACGCCCGTGTCAATACGTGGCTTCGTGCCGTGCGTACTGGTAAATTCTCTGGCGGTAAATTTGATACTGACTTGCTTCCGTCTGGACACCCGCTTTCAACTCGTGATAAAGGCGCTAAAGGTCTTTACGACGACTTGAACTTTACAATTCCTAAAGGTGCAAAAGAGGAAGCTAAACGCGGTCTTGAGTGGGTTAAAGAATTTGGTAGAGGTGGAACTTCTGTAGGGCGTAACTCCGCTCGTTATATTTTAAACAACACAACTGCTGGTGCTGAAAAAGTTAGGCATATTGCTAAATACTTTCCGCGCCACGAAGTTGATAAAAGAGCTGAGGGTTGGCGTCAAGGCGAAAAAGGTTATCCAAGCAACGGTCGTATCGCTTGGGCGCTCTGGGGTGGAGAAGCTGGTAAAAGCTGGTCGCAAAAACTTGTCAGGGCTATGGACAAACGCGACGAAAAAGCAAATAGCGCCTTTGAACTTATTGCCCGAAGAAATAAACTCCGTGAGGAAAATTGGGAATATAGGTTAAATCGTTTTCGTAATGAAAAAACAAAAGATATTTTATGGAAAGAACACGACAAGCTCCTTACTCAATGGGAAAAAGTAATCCAAAACTTGTTCTTTGATTTATTGCAAAAACAAGATAGACGTATTCTCGCTATGTTAAATCAATACGGCGTTCAACAAATTGGTGTTAATGGTCTTATTGAATTTAGTATCGAGGAAAATACTAAGAGCTGGTCTGCTGATGTTTATGATTATTTCTTATCGTTGGTTAATGACTTTGCTTTCTATCAAGTGGATTTACTCTTGCCCGTTCGTAAGTCTGCTCCGCTTGTGATTCCTACTTATCAAAAAGAAAGTAAAAAAGAAATTATTGAACAGGGCTTCTTTTATCGTTTAGTGTCTGTTCAACAACTTCCTTTAACTAACCTTAGGCAAGACCCTATTGTCCGTGAATATGTTGCTGATTTAATTGACGACTTGTTGCCCGAACTTTCTAAAACTTCTAAAAAAAGATTTGACGCTTCTTTCCGTAAGTCTTTAGAGGAAGCTTTGGAAATGGGGTTGAGTGGTCGTTCTCTACAAAACCACGTAGCTAAATCTGTAAAGAAAATCCTTAGTCAAAAGAACTTGACACGCGCTTTAACTATTGCTAGAACTGAAGCTAACAAGCTTGCTAACTACGGGCGCTTGGTTGGTGCAAAATCAACTCAGATTGTATATACTAAGGAGTGGATTTCTCAACGTGACGGAAAAGTTCGGGACGCACACGTAACGTTAGACGGTACGGAAGTACCAGAGGAACAACAATTTAGTTATGGTGGCTACTTGTTGGATTATCCTAGCGATAGTTCGCTTGGCGCTCCACCTGAGCTGACGGTTAATTGCCGTTGCTTTTTGAACTATCACGAAAAGAGGATTTGAAATTGTTAGATAAAAAAGAATATAGAGCAAAAGATATTTTAAGCTTCGACGAGGAAGCTGGGACGGTTGAAGCCGTCTTTTCTGTTTTCAATGAAGTTGATTCTGACGGCGACGTAGTCCTGCCTAATTCAATTCGGTCTGGTTATGGTAATAAAGGTGTTGCTATGGTCTGGGGACACGATTGGAAAAATATTATCGGTAAAGGCAAAATCGTTCAAGACAACGACAAAGCCGTATTCAAAGGTTCTTTTAATTTAAACACTAACGCTGGTAGAGAAGCATACGAAACTGTAAAAGCTATGGCTGACTTGCAACAATGGTCATTTGGGTTTGAAGTTCTTGATAGCGAAGTAGGTATGTTTCAAAAAGACGGTGGAGAGGAAAAAGAAGTTCGCTACTTAAAAGATTTAAAAGTTTGGGAAGTGTCGCCTGTTATGGTTGGTGCTAATCAAAACACTTCTACTGTTATGTTAAAAAATTTGGAAGCAGAGGAAAATGAAACTACTGACGAAATTGAAAATGGAATTGAGGATTCTAATATTGAGGCTCAAGAAGTTACTAAAAATGTGGGATTAAGGTTTACCGACGAAGTGGATAATGTGCTTATCACAATGACCGCTTTGTTAAAAAGAGCAAAGGAGCTTACTGCCTTACGTCTGGGTAAAGAAAAAACATTATCAAGTGAAAGTGCTGAAGCGCTTGAAAGTCTTAAGGACGCATTACAAGATATGCACCAAGACATTGATACGCTTTTAAGTATTGGTACTGATAATGAAGTATTGGAAAATGAGTTAGACGCAAATGAGTTGTTTAGGGAAACTTCACAACTTCTTGCTGACACTCTCGATTTATAAAGGATAAAGTTATGGCTGACTTGGAAAAGAAAAATGCAGAACTTCAAGAATTAAGAGGTAAATTGCATAAGTTTGCTAGCGAAAAAGACTTCGCTGACTTTACTGCTGAGGATAAGGAAACTTGGGCGCAAATGAACGAGGAAGCAAAAGAACTTGCTGACTCTGTTAGAGAAGCTCAAATCTTTGAAAAAGAGCGTAAAGCTAACGAGGAACTTTTAGAAGCTGGTAAAGTTGTCAATCCACTTCCTATTCACGAGGAAAAAACTGCACAACCAACAACTTTAGGCGACGAAGTAATCAACTCTAACGCTTATAAATCTTATATGGATAATGGACAACTCAACATCACAAGTGAATTAAAATACAATCCAATCTTGGAAAGTAAAACACTTGTAGACGAGGGTACTGCATATCCACCTAAGGTTGTAAGAAGCGACTTGATTTACCCAACCGCTTTAAGAAATCCAAACTCTGTTATTGATTTGTTTTCAGTAATTCCTACTGACCAATATCAATATAAGTATTTGGAAGAAACTACCTTTACTAACAACGGTGCTGAAGTCGCAGAAGCTAACGCTTTCGGCGAATCCGCACTTGCGTTTACCGAACAAACTGAAAACATCAGAAAGTTTGGCGTATCTATTCCTGTAACTGAGGAACTTCTTGCTGACGTTGCAACTGTAAATGGTTATCTTGATTCAAGATTAAGAACTATGTTGCAATTAAGACTTGACTCTCAATTACTTAACGGTAATGGAACTGCTCCAAACATAAGAGGTATATTAAATAAATCTGGTATAAACACATTCGATTACTCAAGCTACTCTGGTAACTTAAAGAGAATTGGACAAATCTATCAAGCAATTACTGAAATACGTAAGGACGCTTTCTTAGAACCAGACGCAATTATAATGCACCCGTCTGATTGGAACGACGTTGTAACCGAAGTAAACGCAGTAACAACATCTGGAGCTTTGAATCCATTGTTCGTTGGTGCTGGTATGTTTAATGGCGCTCCTACATCAAGTATGTGGGGTGTTAAAGTTGTTCCTACAACTGCAATTTCTGCTGGAACTGCATTAGTAGGTGTATTCGGTGGCGGACTTGCTTCTCATATCATCTCAAGAGCTGGTATGGAAGTAGCAATGTCTGATTCACACGACGACTTCTTTACAAAAGATAAAGTAATGATGAAAGCTTCTATGCGATTAGGTTTTGCAATCTATCGTGCAACTGCTTTCTGTTCTATTACTAACTTTTAATAGATAACATTGGTTTTGTTTTCCCACTCGTCTTACGCAAGTGCTTCGGGTGGGGAGCAAACAAAAGGAAAAATTATGAAATTAAAAAAAGATGTTTATGAGAAAGACGGAAAAATTGTTCTTTCAAATGGACACCCAAAAGAATTTGCTGGACAATCTTGTCGTAAGCTTGCTATAGCTGGCGAGGAAATTTCTGACGCTCAAGCAAAAGCTTGGGGTATCAAAGAATCTAAAGCAAAAGAACCAAAAGAAAATAAAGCTAAGTAGGTCTAAATGGCTCACACTCAATACGTTGATAAAGAGGATTTAAAAACGTATTTAGGTCTTTCTGGTTCTGGGCAAGACACGAATATTGATAACGCTATCAACGGAGCTTCACGCCAAATTGACCAATACTGTCGTAGATACTTTTTTCAAGACGAAACTGTTAATGCAAAATATTATACGCCAAACAATTATGTGGAAATTGTAACTGACGATATTTCTACTGCTACTGGTCTTGTTGTATCTCTTGACGATAATGACGACGGAACACACGAAAAAGTTTTAACTATAAATACGGATTTTATTTTACTTCCTAACAATCCTGAATATATTGAAATCTCTGACGCTGAATATCGCTTTCCGCAAAACATTATACGGTTATTGCCTACTCGTTCTAGTGAAAGGTTTGACCCGTTAATTATTAACAATGTAAAAGTAGAAGCTAAGTTTGGCTTTGTTAAAGTTCCTGAAGCTATCAAACAAGCTACTTTAATTCAAGCTACTCGTCTTTTTAAAAGAAAAGATACTCCGTTTAATGTATTTGGAAATGAACAAACGGGTACTCAAGAATTATTTTCTAAATTCGACCCAGACGCAAAAGAACTTATTAAAGGGTATGTAAAGAAAACATTATGAGCTACGAAGTTGCTGGCTCTCGTGAGTTCCAAAGACGTTTAAAGCTTCAAGCTCTTGCTGGTGTTCATTTAAGAAACTTCTTTTCCAATTACGGAAAACTTATTGTAACTGACGCAAAAAAAACTGCTCCTAGATTTGAGGGTAAATTGCGTGGCTCATTGACTATGCGTCATCTACCTAGCGAGGCTGGTATTCCCGTTGGTATTGAATTGTTTTCTCGTAGTCCTTACGCTCTTTACGTTCACGGATTTTATGACCAAAAGTTTAATTTAAAAGAGCCTTGGAGCAGAAGTAAGCCTCACTACCCGCCAATCTCCGCGCTTCAAAAATGGGCTGACGCTAAAGGCATTAATGTATATGCGGTTCAATCTGCTATTGGTCGT